TGTTCCGGAAGATGATGAGATGCTCAACAACTATAAGGACATGGCGCAACGCTATGGAATGTCACAAGAGGACTTTCAAGATCTGGCCTTGCAGTTTGTCGGTGCGGTTGAGGATGAGGCCAAGAGTGAACAAGAGTTTATTGAGGAACAAAAGCGATTATTGGGGAACAATGCGGTCGAACTGGTACGATCCAACTATGATTGGGCAAACAGCCTATTGAGCAAGGGCGTCATATCACAAGCCGAGTTTGACGTATTGGATCAGATGGGCGGTACCGCAGATGGTACTAGGCTCCTTAGAAAGATACGCAATCTCTCTAGCCCAAAAGAACTACCTATTCCTTCCTTCACCGGAGAAAGCAAGACCAAAGAAGAGTTGGCGCAATACGTTGCAGATCCTCGTTGGAGGTCTGATCCGGTATGGCGAAAGCAGAAGGAAAAAGAGTTCTACGATAATATCGCATAACTAGACGCTACTTTTAGCTTTACTACATTTTCAAGATATGGTATCGGTGGATTGAGCGATAACTACATCTGTAGCCGTTCAATCACTTTGATTGGCGGATTTATTCCATAACCAAGCGAACACTAATGTTAATTTTTTTATGGAGAGATAGATGTCCAACAATGCAATATCAAACGCATTCGTCACTATCTTTGAAAGCGAAGTTCACCAGGCTTATCAGTCTGAGGCTAAACTTGCCGGAACAGTCAGAACCCGAACAAATGTTGAAGGGTCTACTGTAAAGTTCCCAAAGTTAGCTAAAGGATCAGCCTCTGTTCGTTCACCCGGTACACAAGTAACACCGGTAGGAGCGCAATTTTCCAGCGTGACAGCGACAATGGTGGATTATTCTGCATCAGAGTACAGTGACATATTTAATCAGGCAAAAGTAAACTTTGACGAAAGAGCAGAGCTTGCCGAAATGCTTGGAAAGGCGATAGCCAGACGAGAAGACCAAGTGGTTATCGATGCACTCATCAACGCATCAGCCGGGTCAACCGTTGCCAATACTGTGGTTACTTCTGGATCAGCAAGTGCCTCTGACCTGAACGTAGGGAAAATCATCCAGGCTGGTCGTGAGCTTAACGCTAAGAACGTACCCTCAACCGAGAGATACCTCTTAGTCCATGCCAACTCAATGGCCTCCTTACTCGGTGATGAAAGAGCCGTGAGTTCAGACTTCATTCAACTGCAAGCCTTGCAAAGAGGTGAAGTCCAGACTTTCGCTGGTTTCCAAATAATCATGTTTGGAGACAGAACTGAGGGCGGTATTCCAATCGATGGATCAAATGACAGAACGTGTGTAGCGTTCCACAAGTCAGCAATCGGTCTTGGTGTTGGTATGCCAGCTAAAACAGAAATCAATTATGTACCGGAAAGAACATCCTTCCTCGTAACAGCTATGTACAGTGCTGGAGCGATAGCGGTGGATACTGATGGCATATGCGATGTAACTTGTAGGGAGAGCTAAGATGGCATTTGTTAGAAATGATTTTAACACTATCGGTGGACAGGCCAGAGCCGGAGTTACTCCAGCAATGTATGTCTATACCACAACTGAGGCCTCCACCGTCGTTGATGGGTCCGGTTATTTTAATGCTATAGCCGACATTCTCAACGTAGGTGACATGATCATCGTACATGGTGCAACTGGTGGCACACGAACAGTCACAATGCATATCGTAGTTTCTAATGATGGGACAACGGTAGACGTTTCGGACGGCACGACAATCGGAGCTGTATCGGATAGTGACTAATCTTCTTGGGGGGTGGTTCCGACTGCCTCCCAAACCAACAAGGGGTTTGAATGGCAAGCACAGACACAGACGTTTCTATTTGTTCTCAAGCCCTATTACTGCTCGGATCAACGAGTATATCCTCCTTTTCGGATGGTACGGCCCCGGCCTCTATAGCCGGGGTCATCTATCCTAAAGTAAAAGCACAAACTCTAGGAATGTATCCCTGGAGCTTTTCACTAACAAAAACACAGTTGGCCCGGTCAGCCTCTACTCCCCTATCTTATTGGCAGTATGCCTATGCCTTACCTTCTGATATGGTGAATGGAGTACCACGAAAGGTATTTACGTCTAACAATACCAATGCTCCTAATCTTACTGACTATGAGATCCAGGGGGCTGAACTATTATCACAAGAACAAAGTATCTTCATTGACTACCAAAGAGATGTTGATGAGCCAGCGATGCCGGCATATTTTGTACAATTACTCATCTATCAAATGGCATGGCACCTAGCGGAGCCGGTCACCGATCAGACTACCAAGTCGGATTATTGGAAGGGTGTGGCTCTCGGTACTCCTCTTGAAAGCTTACGAGGGGGATACTTTCGTCAAGCCACAGTAATTGATGGTTCCGGCCAATCCTCACAAGTTCTTGCTGATTATGTGCTGGTAGATGTCCGATGAGCCGGGTTACAGTTTATCAATCAAACTTCACGGTTGGGGAGCTTGATCCTCTTGTCAAAGGCCGGGTGGACCTCAATCAATATCCTTCTGCCCTAGATAGAGCCAAGAACATCACAGTTCTGCCACAGGGTGGCTTTGAGCGTAGACCAGGGTTAGCGTTCATGGCAGACCTTACCAGTCATCTCGGAGGATCTTTTACAGCCCAGAACGGTATGCGTCTTATACCTTTTGAGTTTAGTAACGATCAGAGTTTTATGCTGGTCTTTGTAAAGCAGTCGGCCTCTGAAACACGCATGTTTGTCTTTGCCAACACCGTGCAGATCACGAACATCAATAGCAGTGGTAATGACTACCTGGCCATCAACTTAGGCGATATTGATCTATCGAAAGTATATTTCACACAATCAGCCGATACACTGATATTGGTGCAGGAAGATCTAGCCCCTAGAAAGATTGTACGAGGGGCCAACAACCAGACCTGGACAGAAAGCACAATCTCACTGACCTCGCCTTTTCATGCCTTTACTATCGCAACATCTAATCCTAGTGCTACGATTACACCGGATGCCGTAGATGGTACGGTCAAGATTACTGCCTCCTCCGGGGTCTTCTCATCCGGCAACGTCAACCAATATATCAACGTCCTCAATGGGTTTGGCCGTGCTAGGATCATAGAGTTTGAAAGTTCGACCGTAGTCAAGACCATTGTAGAGATACCCTTCTTTGAGGCATCGGTCGCAATAGCCTCCGGATCTTGGGAGCTGGAAACCGGCTATGAGGCTGTCTTCTCTGCATCAAAAGGCTATCCCAGAACGTGTACATTTCACGAAGGACGGTTGTTCTTTGGTGGATCAAAGGCAATGCCCAACACATTATTTGGATCAAAGGTCGCTGACTTCTTCAACTTCAAAACAGATGAGGCTTTGGATGATGATGCTATCTTTGTAACCATATCGAGTGATAGTCTCAACGCAATCAATGCTATACGATCCGGTCGTGACTTACAGATCTTTACATCATCGGCTGAGTTCTTTGTACCACAATCCACACTTGACCCGATTACACCTAGCAACATAGTTATTAAGACAGCTACCCGGAGAGGAGCTAAAGAGGGCATACGGCCCGTGTCAGCCGAAACCGGAACCCTTTACATACAAAAGTCCGGTAAAGCCCTCAGAGAGCTTATATTTAGTGATACTGATCTAAATTACAATTCTGACAATGTTTCTCTTCTTTCCTCCCATTTGTTGAAGAACCCTACGAAGATGGCTCTCCGGGTGGCTACTTCTACAGACGATGGGGATCTACTGATGATCACCAATGGAACCGATGGCTCTATGTGTGTCTATTCTATTCTCAAACCGCAGAATGTGATTGCACCGTCCGAGTTTATAACCGATGGCATCTTTGAAGATGTAGCGGTCGATATAGAGGATATCTATGTCATTGTAAGACGTACCATAAACTCATCGACTAAATACTACTTAGAGGTCTTTGATGATGACCGCACTACCGATGCAAACATACAATATTTCTCAGGAGCAACCGCACCGGACCAAGCCAAACCCACCAATACAACAGCCGGTAGTCTCTCTCACCTAGAGGGTAAGACCGTCAATGTTGTTCGTGATGATTTTGTGCTGACCGATAAAACAGTGTCCTCCGGAGAGATTACGCTAGATGCCGTACCGACTACCTATGTGGAGGTAGGATTGCAATATGACGTTGAGGTCAAGACCATGCCGGTCGAACCACGGCTGTCCAGTGGGGTCGTTACCAGTCGCAAGAAACGTATACTAGAGGCAACACCTATTCTAGACCGGACACAGAACCTGGCAATCAATGGGAACGAAATACCGTTCCGAGAGTTTCCCCATACACTGGATACTGCCATATCAACCTTTACCGGGAGAAAACGTATGTCTCCCCTACTCGGATATTCAACCGAGGCCCAGCTTACTTTTACAATGACCAAACCTCTATTCGCTACCGTGTTAGCTGTAGAGTACAAACTATCGACAGGAGCATAACATGGAAGTATTAGCCCTCACCGCCACCGCTATTAGCGCAATAGGACAAATGGAGGCCGGTAACCGAGCCAAAGAGGCATATGAGATCCGAGCAAGAAACGAGCAACTTAGAGGCCGTATAGAGGCGGTCAATGCCAAGAAAAAAGGTGTAGAGGCTTTGAAACGCACAAACGCTAGTTTGGCCTCAATCATAGCCGGATCACCTAAGCAGGGATTAGCACAAGCCGGAACTGTCATAGATCGTGGTGTCTTTCTCGTAGGCCGTCCAGCCTCAGAAGATGTAAGCGATACAATGTTCAATGCGTCAATGGCGATAGCCAATTCACAAATGAGAGCGGATGACTTTAAGCGAGCCGGTGACTTAGCCCAGCTACAAGGCCA